GGCACAATAAAGGGGTTTATTATGGTAGAAATTGGTCTAATTTCTTACAGGTTTGTGAACTATTACAAAAAACACTAGGTTTAAACAATGAAAAAAGGCTAGTTGTTTACGTCCATAATTTGGGTTATGAATTTCAGTTTATGCGTAAATATTTTAAATGGGTAGAAGTTTTTTCTGTAGGTGAACGTAAACCAATAAAAGCATTTTGTGATTATGGTATTGAATTTCGTTGTAGTTATATATTAAGCGGTTTCTCGTTGGCTAACACTGCTAAAAATTTGGTTAAATTTAAAGTTAAAAAACTAATAGGCGATTTAGATTATTCCCTCATAAGAACCCCTGAAACCCCACTAACAGCCCCTGAAATGGAATACGTAAACAATGATATAGAAATAATAACCGCCTATATCACGGAACAATTAGACCTATATAAAGACGTTTCAAAAATTCCTATGACCAATACAGGAAGGGTTCGGAAACACGTTAGAGAAGAATGTTATTATTCTAAAAGCAACCATAGAAAAAGCAGCGGTTCAAAATATTCTAAATACAGGAAAATAATGATGGATTTAACCATTGAACCCGAAAGTTATACCCAATTAAAACGGGCTTTTATGGGAGGGTTTACCCATGCAAACGCAAATTATCAGGGGCAAACTTTAAGCCAAGTTTCATCTATTGATTTTACGTCTAGCTACCCTGCGGTTATGGTTTCCGAAAAATTCCCTATGAGTCGTTTTAAGGAAGTAGAAATAAAATCAATTGAGGAATTAGATCAATATTGTTTAAAATACGCTGTTGTTTTTGATGTTCAATTTAAAAATTTAGAATGGAAATTAAGCCAAGAAACTTATATAAGTGAGTCGAAATGTTTCGAGGTATCAAATCCGACTATAAATAATGGGAGAATTGTTAGGGCTGATTCTATTTCAACAACCATTACTGAAATAGATTATGAAATAATGAAACAAGTATATTCTTGGGAGGGGATAGCAATTGGGAAAGTTAGATTTGCCCATAAAAATTATTTACCGAAACCAATAATAAAATCAATTTTAGATTTGTATCAGGATAAAACAATTTTAAAAGGGGTAGAAGGTAGCGAAGTTGAATATATGCTATCAAAAGGAATGTTAAACTCAATTTATGGTATGAGCGTAACCGATATAGTAAAAGACAATGCAATTTATGATGATGAATGGGGAACTGAAAAAGTAGACGTAACGGAAGAAATAACAAATTATAATGAATCAAAAAACAGATTCCTTTTTTACGCTTGGGGTTTGTGGGTCACGGCATACGCTAGAAAAAATTTGTGGACTGGAATAATCGCAACGGGTGACGATTATGTTTATAGTGATACAGATAGTTTGAAGGTTTTAAACTATGATAAATACAAACCCTATATAAACTGGTTTGATAAACAAATAATTCAAAAAATGGAAAATATGTGTGATTTTTATAATTTTGATAAAAAACTATTATCTCCTAAAACTAAACAGGGGCAAATAAAAACAATCGGGGTTTGGGATTATGAGGGAACATATTCTAAATTTAAAACATTGGGAGCCAAACGCTATTTAACATTAGAAGGGGATGAACTAGCGTTAACCGTAGCAGGTTTAAGCAAACAAAACGGTTTGGATTATATGCGTGAATTAGCGGGAAACGATGAAAACGTATTTTCAATATTCAATGATTCTTTATATATTCCCGCTGATAGAACAGGTAAAATGACCCATACCTATATTGATGATGAATTAAAATTCAAATGTATTGATTATTTAGGGAATGAATCAACTTTAAACCCGTTAACTAGCGTACATTTGGAAAAATGCGATTTCACTTTAAACGTAGCAGATCAATATAAACAGTTTTTAACAAACCTTTCAAAAGGTTATATTTATAAAGGGGTTAAACACGTATGACTATTTTTTACAATACAGCAAAAATAGATAAGAAAAACGCTACCTATAATATGATTTTCGGGGAACGTTCAAACGGTAAAACCTACGCCCTATTGCGTAAATCATTAATCAATTATTTTAATGATGGTTCTCAAATGGCGTATGTTAGACGTTGGAAAGAAGACATAACAGGTAGAAGGGCACAGCGTTTATATTCTGGAATAAACGAAAACGAGGAAGTCAAAAAACTATCTAAAGGGCTGTTTACAGGTATCCATTATTGGGCTGGTAAATTCTACCTATGCAATTACAACGATGCAGGGAAAGCATTGTACAGCGATTTAGACGTTATCGGATTTACGTTTGCACTATCAGACGGGGAACATGATAAATCAACCTCATTCCCTAGCATTTCAACCATTATTTTCGATGAATTTTTAACAGGTCGTTTATATTTAAATGATGAATTTGTTTTATTTATGAATACCGTTTCAACTATTGTGCGGAAACGGGACGATGTTAAAATTTATATGTTGGGAAATACGGTTAGTAAATTTTGCCCATACTTTAACGAAATGGGTTTAAAACATATTACTAAAATGGAACAAGGTTCTATTGATGTTTATAGATATGGTGATTCTAAATTAACCGTAGCGGTTGAATATTGTGATACAGTTGTAACAGATAAAAAAAGCAACAAATATTTTGCTTTTGATAACCCAAAATTGCAGATGATAACCGGCGGAGCTTGGGAGTTAGATATTTACCCCCATTTACCGTATAAATATAAACCTCATAACGTTTTGTTTGTTTATTTTATTGAGTTTGATTCTAGTGTTTTTCAGTGTGAAATTATAGAAGTAAATTCTGTTTACTTTACGTTCATACATATTAAAACCACCGATATTAAAGAGCCTGAAACTGATTTAATATATTCCCTAGACTTTAATCCCATGCTTAACTATAATCGAAACCTATACAATCCGGTTAATAAGTTGCAAGAACGGGTATTGTGGTTCTTTAAAACAGACCGAGTTTTTTATCAAAATAATGATGTTGGTGATACGGTTAGCAACTATTTAAAAATCTGTAAACGGGGGTGCTAATGGATTTTGTAAGTTTTAGTGAAATGATTGAAACGTTGGGTTTCCCTATTGCTGTTTGTGCGGCGTTGTTTTGGTCTAATCAGCAAACGGTTAAACGTTATGAAAGTGTTTTATCAGCTTTCAGGGAAACGCTAAACAACAATACAATTGCTTTAAACAAATTAAGCAACCGAATTGATAAGGATTAAAACCATGTATGACTTTAAAGATAAAGCAGCAAACATAAATCAAAATAACCGATATATGTTTGCTAAAACTATTTCTATGTTTGAATATCAAAATTTACCTGAAACAATTCCGTATCAGGAATTAGAAAAAATATTGCAGACTTCCGGTTATGCTTTTATAACGGAAGTTAAAGGTAAACTTTACGCTTTTGCGGGTCATTTGGGAGGGGAACAAGACGTTTACGGAAACCCCCAAAAAATAACCATTAATAACATTTTCCTGAATTTCAACAAAATTTTAAACGTTGAAACAGACGGGGTTTTAATTAGAAGCGACGATTCTTTACAGGGGCTTTTGCCGCTATTTAACAAACATAATTTCATGCTAATAGAAAATGATATTAACATGATAATGAATGGATATAATAACCGTTTACAAACCATGATAAGCGCTTCCGATGATAAGACAAAAGCAAGTGCGGAAAAATATATTGAAAATTTAATCGCGGGTGATATTGGTGTAATCGGTTCATCCCCAATGTTTGAAGGGGTTAAAAGTCAATCAGGGGGCAGTCAACAGGGTAGCGCGGTTACTACTTTAATTGAATATCATCAATACGTTAAAGCGAGCCTATTTAACGAAATAGGTTTAGACGCAAATTTCAACATGAAACGGGAGCGGGTGACGAAAGGGGAAACAGAACAAGGGGACGATATTTTATACCCATTTATTGATAATATGATGAAATGCCGCCTTGCAGCCATTGAAAAAATAAATGAAAAATACGGGCTGGAAATCACCATAGATTACGGTTCTGTTTGGAATAAGAAAAATAAAGAAATGGTTGACGATATTGTAACCGCAACAGGGGACGCGCCAGACGTTACAGGGGACGCGATGGAAACCCCCCTAGACAATCCCCCAACCGAAACAGGGGACGCGCCAGACGCTACGCCAGACGCTACGCCAGACGATGAAGCAAACGAGGAAGCAACAGACGAAACGCAAGACGAAACGTTAAATGAAACGTTAGACGAAACAACCGATGAAACGTTAGACGAAACAACCGATGAAACGGAAGGGGAAATAGTATTAAAAAGTCAACCGGAATTAGAAGAAACAACCGAAATTTCATATGGCGAATCATCGTTGCCATTGTCGAAAGAATCATCAAACGAAAAAACCGAAATTGAAGAAATGTTGAAAGATGAAACTTTGACGGATGAAGAACGGGAAACGCTTCTATTAATGTTGTCCGAATTGGAAGGGGTTTAAAATGACTGAAAAAACGTTAAAAGAATTTTTAGAAAATGAAAGTTTGTTTGAAAAAATAAACCAGATAGAAAGTTTTCCGTTTCTAGTTGATAACGTTTCAATTATGGATTTAATTCTGATAACTAATTATGGGAGTAAAAAAGTTTTTTCAGCGTTTGAAGGTAACAGCATACAAACCATAGCCGAAATGTTGGTTTTAAATTTTAAACCTAGTTGGGAAAATTACGTTAAAATTGAGTTGTTAACGGTGAACCCAAACAACCGCAGGGAGGTTACAGAAACAACTAACCAGACTGAAACCCGTTTGAATAGTAAAACAGACGTTAACAAAATTTCAGCTTATAATTCGGAAGATTTGATAAACGATGGGGGGATGAATACAGACGGAACCGATGATTTAGACGGGGAAACAGTTAGAACGTTGGTTGATGAACAAATAAACCAAAAACAGTCGTATGAACTGTTGAGTAACTCAGGAAAGAATAGTATCATCAAATCTGTAATGACCGATATTTCAAGTTATCTAACGTTAGATATTTATTAAAGGGAAAATGATTATGAAAATTACTCAAATTTACGCGCTAGTTAATGAAGCGACAAAAGGTATGCTAGGGGAAACTCTGGTTGTAGAAGAAGACCTATCAAACATTGTTGATATTGGTAAAGCGATTGTTAATACCGATGATGTTGATACCTACGTGAAAAAGTTGGTCAACCATATCGGTAAAGTTGTTTTTTCCGAACGTTTGTACGCTGGGGGTGTCCCTTCCGTTCTTATGGATTCCTGGGAGTTCGGTTCTGTTCTCGAAAAAGTTTCAACAGAAATGCCGGACGCTACCGAATCAGATTCGTGGAAGCTAACCGCAGGCCAAGAATACTCACCCAACTTTTTTTATGAGCCTAAAGTTAGTGTTAAGTTTTTCAACAGCAAAGTTACTTTTGAAATTCCGCTTTCCTTTACTGAAATGCAAGTAAAAGAAAGTTTCTCAAATGCTAACCAGTTGAACGGTTTCCTTTCTATGCTGACAACCAGTGTAGAGAACTCGATGACTGTTAAGCTAGACGCGCTAATCATGCGAACCATTAACAACATGATTGGGGAAACCCTTTATGATGGTTTGTTTGATGGGACTGTTTTGG